GCAGGAACAGGCGCAGCAACAGGAACAGGAGCTATGGGTACAGGTACAGGAGCAGCAACAGGAACAGGAGCTATGGGTACAGGTACAGGAGCAGCAACAGGAGCTATGGGTACAGGTACAGGATTAGGTACAGGATTAGGTACAGGATTAGGTACAGGATTAGGTACAGGAGCTATGGGTGGGGAATTTAATCAGTTTGTATCTCCACAGTCAAGAGCAGATATTGTGTCTTTCTTAGAAGGACAAAGAGGAGGATTAGGAGAAGTTTTAGCAAGAGTTAGTGCTAACATACCTGTAACTGCAATGACACCAGAGTATGAACAGTTTTTACAATATCAAGCATTGCCACAACTAGAACAGGCTTATTTAGCATCTGGTGGTGGAATGGCAGGAACACAGTTCGCTCCACAAGAAGGTAGTCCTTATTCTGGATTTGAACAATTCTTAATGGGTGGAGGTGGAAGATTATCTTCACAAGGATATCAAGACTTAATAGGAGATGTAAGTACGGCATTACAATCTCAAGCTCCTACAGACAGACAAGCATACTTACAATCATTGTACGCCTCGCCAGAAGCACAACGACAATTATATGCACAAGGATTAAGAGCAGGAGCATCTGGAGCAGTAGGAGATGTGATAGACAGAATGGTAAACAGAAGATTCAGACAACAACAATTTCAATCTCCTACATCAGCATTTTTACCAACAGCATTATCCCCAAGAACTGCATTTCAAACACCACAGGCAAACATAGGAGCAGGGTTAAACCCAGAAGAAAATCCGTTTATGGATTACGCTGCTACAGGCTTTGGTACAGGGTTTGCAGAGGGAGGATTTTAAGGAGAATATTATGGCAAACGGACAAAACGCAAACGATTTTTTTAATAATCCCTTTAGAGAATTTACAGGTCAAATGCTTGAGTACAAACCTCAGTTAGCATATTACAGTTCTCCAGCAGCACAAAGTTTTGCACGATCTCCTTCTCGTAGGCAATATTTTCAAAGATCATTTGGAGATATATACAATCAATATTTAGGGGAATTAGGTACACAATTAAGGTCTGGGCAATCTCCAGATTTAAAGTTCCAAGACTTTTTGGAAAGCGATCCGTTTACTAAACGATACACATCTATGACACCATCCATGAGAAGAAGTTTTGGGTCAGAAGGTACAAGAACATCAGCTCCGTCAACAAGGTTCATATATTTTTAAGGTAGATAATGGTAGAACCAAATCAAAATTTATTTAAACAATATGCTCCTACACCACCAACAACAGTTAATGTTCCTACATACGCACAATCGTTAATAGGTGGAAGTGGTATAACAGGTTCTATATATGGTGGGCAAATTCCAACTATGACAACACAAGCTCCTGTACCAGATATACCAAAATCACAAGACAGAGGATTTGGTTCTGATTTGTTTTCTTCTTTAGGAACATTAGGAAAAAGAACACTTGAATTAGGTGGAGCTTTAGGTAAGGCTATAGACCCAACAGGTGGAGCATTTAGAAACTTTTTGCGAGGGGAAAGAGGAAGAGAAATGTTTGACCCTCAGTCTATAGTAGGAGCAGTAGTTGGAGCAACAGCTCCAGACATGACAGCAGGACAAAGATTAGGTACTGCATTTACTCCTGTAGGAAATGTCTTTAGCGAATTTCAAGATGTCTTAACTCCTATACAAGCAGAAGTAATAGGAAGGATAGGGTTTGGTAGTCAAGCAATGACTAACTCTGGAAAGACATACGAAGAAATATCCAAAGGTTACAGAGAGCAAGGGTACAATTGGCTAGAGTCTGCTGAAAAAGCAAGACAGGAACATGATGTAAAAGCACTAGACATATCTAAAGATTGGATAGGATCAGCTCCAGAATGGATGCAGACACCACTAAACTTTGTTGTACCAGAAAAGATAACTCCTTACGGAGCAGGGGAATTTGTATTAGACCCATTAATATTCTTGCCATTAGGTAAGGGTGGAAGCGCAGCAGGTAAAGCTGCTAAATTAAATAAAGCAAAGCAAACTAAATTATTTGACGATCCAAATGCAGTAGTTAAAAACCAAGTAATTAAAAAAGAATTAAATAAAACTAAACCTACAGACAACATTGTAGATGACATAGGTAGCGAAGTACCTGTAGACCAACCACGAACAGGAACTAAGCAAATACAAGATTTTACAAACGAAGAAAAAATAGTAGTTGGAGAAAGACTAAGTAGTGGAATTAATGTTAGTAACACAGGTAAAATGGAACGATTAAGAAATTGGTTAGGAGGAGTGGTAGGAGATAATGACTTGTACGGACTAGGTAGATTAGGATTGCCAACTACTATACAAAGAAGAGTGCAGGCAGCAGTAAAACCTGTTATGGATAAGACTAGAAGAATAATGAAGAATGGCAGAACTAAAGGACAAGCTGAAGCAAACAGAATTGAAGCTGAAATGGCAAGTGCGTTTAAAGGAACACACCCAACTTCTGGAAAAAAAATGGGAATTGTCGTGGTTAATGGTGTAGAAACTTTACCACATTTACTAGGCGTTGATAAAAGCATTAGAAAGGTAGATAAGTTAATAGGTGGGAAAACAGTACTTGGCGAACAGGTAGCTCCAACTATTAGTGATGTTGCAAGACGACTTCCTAGATATTGGGATGAACTTACACAAGAACAAAAAGATTTCTTTGTAGGGTTAAGAAGTAGAACAAAAAAATATGATGACTATATTCAAGGAGAAGGATTTTTAGATGACATAGAAGCAGCTCCAGATATATTAAGAACTGCTGATGAAACTTCTGGGTTTTATGTACCAAGAGGAACTGCAAAAAAATTATCAGAAGGAAAAAATGTATTTGAAATACCTAACCCAAAAGTTAAAAGAAGAGGAGTAGGAAAAGGAAACTTAGAAGTTTTTGAGCAGACCTTTGACAACCAAGCATCTGGAGTGCATTGGGTAGGAGAAGCAGGGGAAACACTAGAGTACACAAAGTTAAGCCAATCTATCGGAGAATATATAGAAGGTGTGCATACTAATATAGCTAAAAATTACAGAGCTAAAGTATTAGGAAACATGAGATTAGATGGCAAAAAAATACCAACAGCTTATAAAGGATTCTTAGAGAAAGCATTAAAAGAAGGAAAGTTAGATAGCGCATTAGCTATACCATTTGAAAAGATACCAAGAATCAGAGAAGGGTTAATAAAACTACAAGCATTAAAAGTGATAGATGATAAACTTGTAAAAAAAATAGATGATTTTGCAGACAATCCTTTTGCTGACCCAGATGAAATAACAGAATTAGTAGCAGAAATAAGAGCTTCTTTAAATGCAGCAGGAAGAAGAAAGCTAAACAAACAAGACAAAGCAAATGTAAATGCAATCATTAAAGATGTTAAAAAAGATTTAACTAACCTACCTACAGAATTAAAAAAATCAATACGGCAAATACAAACTACATTCAAAGATGACTTTGAAAGATACAATCAAATAGAGTTTCAAGGGATACAAGGGCAACAATGGATTGACGATGCAGCAGAAGAAATGAATAAGATAATTAAAAATGATCCAACGATTAAAACTCCCAAGCAATCTAATGAAGCTATTAAGGCTTTGAACGGAATAATGAGAGGACTAGGAGCAACTTTTGATATGTCAGCTAATGGTATTACATTGTTGTTTGGAGCATGGAGAAATCCAAGAGCATGGAGTAAAGCATTGGCAGCAAACTTTCAATCGTTATACAACCCTCATGTGTTAGGCAACAGAATAAAAGCTATGAATAAAAAACTTATGGATGAACATGGCATAACTCTTGACGACATGATAGACAATGGGTTACATATATCTAGTGGAGAGTTTGAGTATGCTATAGCACAGGCAGAAAACATGAGTGTCTTTGGCAGATTGTCTAGAGGGATAGGAGAAAAAAGACCATTTAAAGAATTTAACAGAGCTTTTGGTAATGCTGGAGATGTTATGCGAATGGAAATGGCTGCAAATGAATTGAAAAGATTAAAGGGGAGAACAAATAAAACAACTGCACAAATAATTGCAGATGGAGAAATGAGAGAAATAACCAATGTTGTTAACAGGGTAACAGGGTATACAGATGAAGTATTTGCAGGAGAATGGGGAGAGTGGTTCTTGTTTGCTCCAAGATTCTTTCAATCAAGAATAGATAATTTATTAGAAGGTTTGTATGGAAGTGCAAGAGTTGCAGGAAGTCCGTTTGGAGTGCATACAACATTAAGCCAAAGAATAGCAGCACAAAACTTAGCAGCTATGGTAGGAGGAGCAACTACTATGACAGTATTGCTTAACGAGGCTTTAGGAAATGAAACAGATTTTGAACCATTTAGAGAAATAACAGAATACAAAACAGTAGGTGGAAAAAAAATAGCAAAGAAAAAATGGATACCTAATCCTAACTTTATGACTATTAGAGCAGGAGGAAGAGATTGGAATTTGTTTGGAGCGCAAATGCAGTTAGCCAGACTGTTTGCAGGGGTAGGTAGTTCTGCATACGAGAAAGACCCAGAAGGTGTACTTGAAGCAGGAAGAGGAGTGTCATCTCCTATAGTTGCTAGGCTATGGGATTTGTGGACAGGTAAAACTTTTATGGGAGAAACAACAGATGTACTCAACGATCCTAAAACTGCATTGTTAAATATAGGGGAACAGATGATTCCGTTTGCTCTGCAGGACATGAGATTAAATATAGCTGATGCAGTAGACACAGCACAGAAAGAAGGTATAGGTAAGGGTGTAGTTAAAGGAGTTGTTGGAGTAGGAGCTGACTTTTTAGGAACACCACAGAATCCTATTACTATGGGAGATTTGCTACAAGATGTAGCAACAGATACTTTTGGTAAACCCTATAGCGATTTAGAGTCATACGAAAAAGATGTTATTCGTGTTGTAGTAGAAAGCAAAGTGACCCCATTTCAAGAAGAAGCAAAGAAAAGAATAAGCGATGCTAGAGAATACTTTGATAAAGTAGATGCATTGAATAAAGAACGAATAGACAGATTAAGAGAATTGGGTAACTCTACGGCAACAGGTTACAAGTTAATGAATGAATACCATGAAATAAATGAAGAAATTTTTATAAGAAAACAAGCAATAGCTCCAGAGTACGAATCAGATGACTTGAATGATCCAGACCCAAACAAAAGAGCATTGGCAGAATATTATAGTTTGTCAGCTCATGCTAAAACTGAGGCAGGCAATACAGATACTGTATTACTTTCTGCATTAAGAGATAGATTTATGGCAAGGTTAACACCAGAGCAAAAATTATATATACTTAGAAATACAAAAAAATCTCCTGTTCCTATGAACCTAATACAAAGAATGCTAGTAACAGGGGGGGATTCTGGAAGAAAAGAATACGGAAAACTTATTGCAGGTCAAAGAGCTAGGTTACAGGCTTTAGGAGATAGGGAAGATTTAAAACAAATATCAAATGATATATTTTTTGCAAACACTAAGAGGGTTGAGTAATTGACAAATTATAAACAAAATAGGATACTTTACAATAGGAGGATTATATGGTAACCGAAAATAACGATACACAATTAAGTTTAGATGGCTCAGTAACAGAGTCAACAACTACTGATGCGCCTACTACGGAAGCTCCTGCTGAAACACCAGCAGAGCCTACGACTACAGAAGCTACGCCTTCAGAAGAAACAACGGAAACTACACCTGCCGAAGCTCCTGTATCACAGGATGATGGGCAAGTAAGTTCTGATACAGCAGAAACTCCTGCTGAAACACCAAAGATTGATGCTGAAAGTTTGAACAAGCAACTTGAAGAAACTAAAAGGTATCAAGAAAATTTACAAAAACAAGTAATGCAATACGAAGTTGAAAAGCAAAGACAGGCTATTGAAGATGAGGCTGTTCGATACAATCAAGCATTAGTTGAAGGTGGGATGGAAGAAGCTCAAGCTAAACAGTTAACAGAACAATTAAAACAAACTAGAGTTAACGAGCAACAGTATAGTCAGAACATACAAAATTTAGATGCGTATTACAGAGGAAAGTTTAATGCAGCTATGGAAATAGGGGATAAATATAATATATCTCCTAAAGAATTAATGGCATTTGACAGTCCTCAAGATATGGAAAAACACGCAAGTTCACAATCAGAAGTCGCTAGACTAAAAGCTGAGATAGCGAAACTAAAGAAGGAGCAAGTACCTGCACAGCAGTACGACAACAGTCAAGCTCCAGCAGAAGGTTCGACCAGCGAACAAAGACTTCTTGATAAGTACAACGCTGGAGATAGAAGTCCAGATGCTGTAGCTGCTGCAAAAAGAATCTTAGGATTATAAGTAGCAAGGAAACTTGTCCACTTTAGGTGGTTTATAAATAAGTTGATAGGAGGGCGTAATGGCTCAAACAGCAACAACAGGTAGTCTGGAGAACGCCAGCAGGATTATTATTTCTGCTGCCAGATATACGGAGGAACACAATGCTCCAGCAATGGCGCTAATTGAATCCTTCAGTTTGCCTAGTGGTTCAAAACAGGTTACAGTACCTAAAGTAGGACAGATGCAAGTATCTGACTTGACCGATGGTGTAGACATAACTGACGATGAAGAAATCGGAATGACAACTGTTGATCTTACTGCAAGTGAAGTAGGAGCAAAAGTTATCTTAACCGACAAACTTGTTCGTGAGCAACAGAATAATGTGTTTACAATAATTGGAAAACAGTTAGGCGATGCTATGGCTAGGAAAAAAGATACAGATGTACACTCATTGTATAGTTCATTAAATGGTGGTACAACTGTGGGAGCAGCAACCAAGTTCATGAAAACAAGTAATGTACATGGAGCAATAGCTTATGCAAAGGCAAACAAATTTGGAAGTGATGTATACATACTACATCATCCAAACTCAGTAGCGTATTTATCTAAGGAAGCTGCAACAGTAGCATCTGCTGCAAGTAATGCAATTCCAGAAGGATACAGCGCTGATTTACTTAGAAACTTTTATAGTGGTTTAAGACCTATAAACAATGTTCCAATCTTTGAAGATGGTAACCTTGCTGTAGATTCGTCAGATGATGCAACAGGTGTTATAGCTTCTAAGGGAGCAATGGCAGTTCTTAACTCTGTAGAAACTAGACAAGAAAGACAACGAGATGCTTCTTTAAGAGCAACAGAAGTTGTCATGACCTCAGACTATGGTGTGTTTGAATTAGACGACACTAAAGGCGCAGGTCTTATCTTTGATGCAGCAGCATTAGCTACTAACAACTAATGATTAATGGAGGAATCATATGGTCAATCATTTGTACGGAAACAGAAATAAACCTTTGCGAGATGATATCAATAAACAGAGGAAAGATATGGGAATAGATAAGTTTGAAGGGTTGTTGCCAGATTGGCAAGGCAAAACTACATACTATAATCATATTCCTAAGTTTAACAATGAGGGGGATTTGGCAAAGCCTTGTGGCTCTGCTTATCCTAACCAGCCAAGTGATCCTTCTACGCAACAAAGACGAGGAGCTATAGGATTATTTCCTATAGAGTGGGATGGCAAATGCAGACTTGAAGTTCAAGGTAAACCTTGTGTATGCAAACCCACAACAAATGTAAAGAAAACAGAATCTACTCCAAAAAAGAAACCTGTAGTTGAAGAAGTAACTATGGTGGACATAGAGGAGTAGTTCTGTGATCTAGTATAAGTGTAACGATTGACCGAGCTTATACGAATTTTATTTATCGGTTGGTCGTAGGGGTTTTATCCCCTACTTTAAATATATAGGAGGGAATCATGGCATTTCCTGTTACAATACAAGGCTCTTTTGGAGATGAGAAGGTTACTTCTTCAACAAAGAAGAATCGGATCGGAGCTAGAATGGTACTTCCAGATGGTAGTGAGTTCGTTTATGCTTATGCAGGCGAAGCAATTACTGCTGGTAAAGTAACCATGCAGGCTCAAACTGCATCAGACCATATTAAAGACTTAGCCGTTGCGTCAGCAGCATCAGCAGGAGCTACTCAAATAGTTCTTACTAATGGTGGATCAACAGCAGTTACAGCATCTAGTTCCTACACAGGAACAGGTACAACTGTTGGAGATTACGAAGATGGATATATTTTCATTAACGATGCTGATGGAGAAGGACAGATGTGGAGTATTAAAAATCACTCTGCAGCAGCCACAGGCGCAGCACTTACTATAAACCTACACGATACTGATAAAGTTGCAACAGCACTTACAACTTCTTCACAAGCTGGTATTCTAAAGAATCCACAAAATGGAGTAGAAGTATGGGATGTTAACGATATCGATGGTATCGCTGCTGGTGTTCCAAGATGTGATGTTACAGCTAACTATTACTTTTGGAATCAAGTGAAAGGTCTTGCAGCAGTATTAACAAATGGTACTGTAGTATTAGGTAAAAATGTAATGACAGGTTCTACTACTGATGGTTCTGTAGATGTTGTAGCTGACGACTCAAGCGCTGAGTTTATACTTGGTGGAGTTGTAGCAGTTGGAGCAACTACTGAATATTCTGGAGTATACCTAAACATCGGAGCTTAATAATGCAATTCGTAGGGTCTGAAACTTACGATAGAAGATTGATACTACCTGCTGGAGTAACTCTTTTGGGAGAGAAAGGAGCAGGTAGTATTAAATCCTTGTCATTTAGTTTTTACGATTCAGTTACTGAAAGAAGATCAGTATTACACAATGTGCCTTACATACCTAACGATGCTTATTCAGCTAATGCTATTGAAACTATGATAGGAGAAGCACACGAAACATGGTTAGCTAAAGTAAGGCAACAAGGTAAAAAGAAAGTAATGAATGTGCAACAGAAAAAAGAAGTTGGTAAAATACTAAATGAAATTCGTACTAATAAACTAAAAAGAAAAGAAAGCACAACAGGCAAAATTTATTTCGAAGGAATAGCAAGTGATAGAAAAAAACTTAACAGAGAACTCAAACGGAAAGCAAGAACAAGTCAACGATAATGTAGTTGTACTACAGAGCGATATAGCAGAAGCTATGGATGAAGATGAATTGTTTAGACTTAGGGTTGTGAACAAAGCTCTGACAAGAGAAAACAAACAATTAAAAGAACAAATTAGAATAATGGGCGAAGCTCAAGTTAATAAAGCAATTAAGGAGGAAAGCGATGCCACCAATGGGTAAAGGTACATACGGAAGTAAAAGAGGCAGACCACCTAAAAAGAAAAAAGCTATGAAAAGAAAGAAGAAATAATTATGGCTAGGGATTCAAGATTAAAAAGAGCAGGAGTATCTGGGTTTAATAAACCTAAGAGAACTCCTAGCCACCCTACTAAATCTCATGTTGTTGTAGCTAAGTCTGGAGATCAGATAAAGACTATCAGATTTGGACAGCAAGGTGTAAGTGGAGCAGGGAAGAATCCTAAGACAGCAAAACAAAAAGCAAGAAGAAAATCATTCAAGGCTCGACACGCAGGTAACATAGCTAAAGGAAAAATGAGTGCAGCGTATTGGGCAAACAAAGTGAAGTGGTAATATGGCAGTAACACAAGGTAAAACAAGAGAAGATTTAAGAAAAGCAATAGGTAGAAACTTAGGTAAGATGGTAACAGGTACTACATCTGGTAGTGGCTCTACTACTACTGCTGTGGATACTACATTGTTTGGAGGAGATGACGAATACATAGGAAGTTACATTCGTTTTACCTCTGGAGATAACGATGGTTCTGTAAGAAGAATATCTGATTATACTTCGTCTACAGGTACAATGACATTTGCTGCAGTTGGAGCTACAGTTGCAGGGAGTACAACATACGAATTGTGGAAAGATCAGTTTGACCCACAAGTAGTAGATGAGTTTATCAATCAATCTATATGGGAAATAACAGGAAAGTATTTTGATCCAGAAGAGAATGTTGATTTACATACTGACAGGATTAATGCTAGATTTGAAATACCTTCAGAGATTGCTATGATACAAGATGTTTATTACAGAAGTAAATTTACTGCAAAAGAATTACTTAGTTGTGATTCAGTATTTGACGAAACAGTTGATAGTGACTTTACTGTCAGCGTAGACACAGAAGATTACAAGAAAGGTTCTGCTTCTAACAAGTTTGTTATAGCAGCAGGAGCATCGGCAGGAGATATAGCCACAGATTCTATAACTTCTGTTAACTTAGCCAAGTATGATTACATAGAATTTTGGATTAAATCTACAGTAGCAACAAGTGCAGGGAATCTTAAGATATTATTAGACGACTCTGCTAGTTGTGCTAGTCCTATAGAAACTTTAAATGTACCAGCATTAACTGCTAATACATGGAAGTATTGCAGGGTAGCGTTAAGCAATCCTCATACAGACACAGCTATTATATCTGTAGGATTAGAGTATGACTCTGACTTAGGAGCTTGTACTGTACACCTAGATGATATTAAAGCAGTAAAGAATGACACATCTACTTGGACAAAACTTCCTAGATACCAATGGAGAATAGACAAGGAAGGAGAGCAAGGAGCTAGTACACAAGATTTAGTTTTAACAGATGGTGGCAGAGCAGAGGTAGGGTATTCGCTAATTAAGTTAGTTGGTGGAGATGAACCTGCTGAATTATCTGCTGATTCTGATACAACAGAAGTGCCAGAAAGATTTATAGTAGCGTATGCTACTGCATTATCTGCACAAGCAGGATCACTAAGACCAGATGCAGACATAGACTCTATGAGAAACCTTGCAGCATTTTGGTTTGCTAAATCTGAACAGGCAAAGAATGACTTACCATTTTTAACTAATGTGAGGTTAGTTAGATAATGGCTAATAAGGTTATAAAAAAAAATGAAATATATCTTAACGGAAATTATTACCCAATAACTAGACCTGTGCAACAGGTGTTAGCCTCCATCTATCCTGCAAAGGTTGTTATTGGCGATACCACTCGTGATTCTCAGATTCGAGCAAGCGTAATATCTTGGTCTGATTTTAGGGGTGGTATAGGTGTAGAGAGAATGGAGGGAGCAAAAGATGCAGACAGAGCGTGGTGGAGTACCTGTAGCTTACGCTACAAAAGACACCTAGTATTACCAGCAAAGACAAGAGGTGGTGTATCCAATTCGGACACTACAGGAGAATCATTAGATATTATACAAGAGTTTGATGGAGAACTATATTGTATATATTCTAATAAAAAAGTTTATAAGTTCAATTCTGGTAACGATGGATTTGGTAGTGCATTAGATACATTACCTGCACAGGCAACAGATGCGTTAGAAGTTAGAATTGGTGGAACATTGTATATGGTAGTAGCGCATACAACAGGCTACACAATTACAAGTGATGCTAGCAGTTTTACAGACAGGACAAGAGATACTAAATTTCTTACATTTTGGGATGACAAAGTTTGGGGAATAGATAACACAGGGCAACTGTGGTACTCATTAGATTTGGCAACAGAAGTGCTTGATGCAAAGCTACCATTACCAGACGGATATGTAACTGATTTATTTGTAGCTAGAAATGCTAGTGGTAATCCTGTTATATATGCTATGACCAAAGAAGGATTGTATGCTCACGATTTTAGTGAGGGTAAATTTGTAGCAACACAATTAGCTTTACCTTTCCACAACGAGAATGGTAAGGGTACTATTAGATGGAGAGATTCTGTATATATACCAGCAGGTCTTGGAATATACAAGTACATCAATGGTTCTAACTCTGCTGTAGTAAGTGTAGTTGGAGCTGACAGAGATGATGGGTTGCCTTCAGACAACAGAGGTTCTATAGCACAGTTACTAGGAACACATAATGATTTGATAGCATTAGTAGATGGTACACTTACACCTTCTAATGTAGATATGTTTGCAAGTGGTAACGAAAGTTCTGTGATAGATGACAGTACAGGTTATAGTGCAATACTAGGATGGAATGAAACAGGGTGGGAAGTTAAGTGGACAGCTTCTGGATCAGATCAAGGCAAGAAGATTACAGCAGGATTTGTTACTGATGTAGGAGGAAACTTGGGTAGTACCAATGCTTACAGAATGTATTGGGGATTTGACGGAGAGTTATACTACCAGCAATTACAATCAGATGTTATTAACCCTAACCAAGTAGTTAACTATGACTATGAGGATAGTGTAGACGGCATACATTACACGCCACACTTTAGCGCAGATCAAGTAGAAGTAGATAAACTTGCACTTGAACTTAAAGTAGAAACAGATGACTGTACTTCTAACCAAACAATTAAAATAGAGTATGCTTTAGATTACTCTGAAACTTATACTACTATGGGAACTATTACTAGTAATGGTACAACTACATATACATTTGGTAGTGGCGTAGGTACTGCGTTTAGAGCAATACAGTTCAAGATAACTCTTGCTACTAATACAGTAAACGCATCTCCAGATTTAGTTAACTTAACTTTAATATACAGAAAGAAACTAGATTCTAAGTTTGGATGGTCTGTCAATATAGATATGAACAAAGGATACAAAGGCAAAACTCCTAAAGATATGAGAGCAAATATATTGTCTGCTATACAAAGCAATACATTGTTAGAGTTTACTTATAGAGATGACTCTTCTACTAACAGAAATTATTATGTTGATATAACTTCAGCTCAAGGGTTGGAGCATACAGCGTATGACGAAAGAGGGTCAACTCAATTACTATTAACAGAGCCGTGATATGGTAAGTCCAAGAGCATATACAAATGTAGAAGCGCCACCAGAATGGTCTGGAAGTTTGCCAGAATACATGGTTTATAACTCTTTAACTACTACATTTAGGTTAAGAGATGGTAATGAATTTGACTATCAGACTTCTTTGCTAGGTGGTAGAATGAGCAAAGGTGGAGTAGTATTAGATTTCTTTTTTTATGACCCACCAGACCTTGCAATAAATGTTCAAGGAGAGTATTATCATTATGGTATGGGGTCTACTATATCACAAAATGATGTGTTTATTAGAGCGCAAATGGCAGGGCAAGGGATACATTTAATATTTATAGATGAGAATGATATCTACAGAGATGTAGATTATTATGTTAGACAAGCATTAAATTATAAAGATCACTCCAAGTTAGGAGGAGGAAGATAAATGGCAACTATATATCAAGCAGGATATGTATTTAAAGATGACGGAACTGCTGTTAGTGGAGCAAGTGTTCAGCTATATCAAGCTGATACATCTACTACAGTAGGAAGTGCAAGCACTACAGACTCGAATGGGTATTGGTCTTTAAGTACAACCACAGAACACGCATCTGGATATGATGTAAAAATAACTTCTGGTTCTTCTATTAGATACAGAAGAGGTAACGACAAATTACAGATAGAAGAGTTAGATATAAGAAATGATACAGGCAACACACAAGGTGGATTGTTTGTAGCTAATACAACTAACAATGCTAGTAACAAAGTAGCAACCTTTGCTAATAGAAATACTACAAGAGCAGACGGAGATGAGATATACATTTCGTTTGAACTTAATGACGATGGTGGAAACATACATGAGTTTGCTCGTATGACAGCAGAGGCAGTAGATGTTTCTAATGGTTCAGAAGATGGACAGATTAGATTTGGTGTGTCTGTTGGTGGAACTATGACAGATGTATTTCAAATTAACTCGTCAACTGCTGGAGCAACTTCAGTAACTTACGAATCTGGTTCTTTTACTGTACAAGGAGCAGAAGGAGCTGCAGGAATATTGTATGTTTTTGCAGATCAAGGCGATGACAACGCAGATCAATGGAGAATACAAGTAGCAGATGGTGGTACTATGACATGGGCAAGTTATATAGGTGGCTCATATGGAACACATCTTACTGTAACTCCTAACTCTACAGCATCTAGTTCTAATGTAAGCGTAGCAGGTTCATTAACTTTAGGAAATGTAGCTGCAGCAGGTACTGATACAGATAAGTTTTTGGTATTAGACGGAAGTGGAAATGTAGATTATAGAACAGGATCACAAGTTCTATCAGATATAGGAGCAGGCACAGGAAGTGGAGATATTACAGGAGTTACTATAACTGCTGATGATACTAATACAGCTTCTGATACAGCAGGTAGTGCAGACTTTACTGTAGCTGGTGGCTCTGGATTAACATCATCTGTATCTGGAACTACAATAACTATAGCAGGAGATGATGCAAGTACATCTGCTAAAGGTGTAGCTCAGTTTAGTTCTGATAACTTTGCAGCATCTAGTGGTACTATAACCATTAAAGATGGTGGAGTAGTAACAGATGAAATAGCAGCAGATGCTATTACAGGAGCTAAAATTGCAGACGATGCTATAGATAGCGAACACTATACAGATGGTTCTATTGATACAGCACACATTGCAGCAGATGCAGTTACTTCAGCTAAGATTCCTGATGATGCTATAAGCGAAGAACATTTAGCTGATGATGTTATATCAGCACAAACAGAAATAACTTCAGGACTTGCAGCAGCAGACGAATTACTCTACTCTGACGGAGGTACTCTTAAGAAAGTAGGGTTAGATAATTTTGTAGAACTTTCTCCACAACTAGCTACGGAAGATACCATAGCAGTAGCAAGTGACTATGTTCTTTTTCTTGACGGAGGAGGAACAGGTAATATGAATAAAGAATCTGTTGCAGATTTTGTATCAGCAATAGCAGGTTCAGGGTTGTCGGCTTCAAGTGGACAACTGACAGCAAGTGGTGGAGTTAGTGTAGGAAAATCAATAGCCTTATCAATGATATTTTAAAGAGAGGATAATATGGCAGTACCAAATATTACAAACACAGACGACATTGAAATAAAAGTAGCCTTTAATTCAGGGATTAATACTTCTGCTGAAACTTTAATTACAGTAGCAAGTGATGATGTTGTAAAAATAGATTCAATTATAGTAGCAAATACAGATGCTTCTACTGACTATACAATTACACTTTACATTGATGACGATGCAGGGGGAAGTAATCTGTATTATATAGCTAAAGCAGTTAATGTTCCTGCAGCAACTACTCTTCGTATAGAGGGGCCAATTCATTTAGAAGAAACTGACTTGTTAAGAGGTTTGGCTTCTACAAATGCTAAGTTAGATGTAGTAGTATCATATGTAGCAATAAGTGATTAAAAAA